ATTGGAACCTTTTCGNTGTCTCCTTTTTCATATCGAAAAACCGTTGATCTAGAGACGCCAATTTTGTCGGCAAGAGAATCTGCGCTAATGCCTTTTTCTTTACGAATAGTTTTCATTCGTTCTCCAACGTTCATATGTGGCACCTCCTGTATGGCTACAATTATAAACCCACGTCGCAAAATTGCAACAATAAAAGTCGCGTATTTGCGATTTTTATATTGACAAGTGCTTATAAGGGATTTATGCTTAGTTCATCAAGTCGCAGGAATGCGACAGAAAGGGGAATCATATATGGTTAATGTGAACTTGGATCGTTTAAAGGGACTTATGACAGAACGACATGTCACTCAAGATTCTCTAGCTTTAGCATTAGGGATCGCGAGAAGCACATTATTTAGGAAAATGCAGCGGGGTGGAAAAGACTTCACGGCACAAGAAATATTCAAAATGATGCAATTCATCCCTCTTAGCGATCAGGAAGCAATTGATATTTTTTTAAAGAAAAAAGTCGCAATAACGCGACATAAGGGGATGACGGTATGAACCAATTACAACATTTTGATTTTAAAGGTCGTCAATTACGAACTGTGGTGGTTGACAATGAGCCAATGTTTGTCGGTAAGGATGTGGCCGATATTCTCGGATATCAAAACGGAAGTCGTGACGTAAACAACCACGTTGAAGAAGAAGACCGGCTGAAGTACCAAATCGGTACCTCAGGTCAAGCACGTGAAATGGCCATCGTTAATGAATGAGGCCAAAAGAAAGAAGGGAACACATTGAATGAATTAATAATTATGCACGACCGTCAGGCAGTCACCACCAGTCTTAAGGTCGCTGAATCATTTGGAAAGAACCACAGAGATGTACTAGCAGCAATTCGTGATTTGATGAGTAGCGCGGAAAATTACGCTGTACTAAAAAAAGTACTTTATTTATGGTAGTTACACCGCTTCTAATGGGAAAACGAATCCAATGTACTACATGAATCGTGACGGATTCACATTGCTGGCTGTTGGATTCACTGGGAAGCGTGCGCTTCAGTTCAAGATTCAGTACATCCAAGCCTTTAACAGTATGGAAACGCAGATCAGAACGGGTTATGCAATCCCGGGAAGCTATGCCGAAGCGTTGAAGCTGGCAGCTAGTCAGGCTGAACAGATTGAAGATATGAAACCTAAAGCACTGTTTGCAGACGCGGTGGCAACCAGCCATACGAGCATTCTCATCGGTGACTTAGCCAAGCTCATCCGCCAGAACGGTGTGGATATTGGCCAGAATAGGCTGTTCGCTTGGCTGCGAGATCACGGCTATCTGATTAGTAAGGGTGACCGGCGAAACATGCCAACGCAACGCGCGATGGACTTGGAACTGTTCGACATCAAGGAACGTACATTCCAGAACCCAGACGGCAGCGTGCGAATCACCAAGACGACCAAGGTAACCGGAAAAGGCCAGCAGTATTTTATCAACAAGTTTCTGCAAAAGGAGATAACAGTATGAACGAAGAAAACAAAAAGCCCCGCACTGATATGGGCAGCACGGGGGTAACTCTTTACACTTGGCGCACTAGTTATCCATTTCCCCCAGCAGTAAAACCGGGAGACCTGGTGACAATCGTTATTGAGGACGAAGAATTAACCCACACTGTAGGAACCTTTGCTTTCGTCTCCTAAAGGAAGAGTGCTCCATACGGTAAGAACGTTGGACGCTCTTTCAACGAGTACCTCTTCTTTACCATCAACAATAAGATTACGAATCATAAAGAATTCATTTCTATCTTTGAATGAGTAGGCACTTTTAATTGCTACATCTTTCGAAGAAAACACCGCGCCAATATTGCCACTGGTAGGAGCAAATACTTTTTTGTATGGCAAGTCCATTTATATCACCTCCTTCCATCACCAGATAACCTGATTATCTGTCAAGGGGAGGCCAAAAGAAAGGAGGAAATGCCATGCCACTGTTGCAGGTTGTTGAAGATGATCAGATTTCAAGCAAAAAGTATTTAGCGGTCGATGAAGAAGAACTAGCAAAGATGATCAAGGAGAACCAAGAGTTAAAACGCAAGCTTGAAGGAATGGAATATTGGGACCTAACAACGGCCGCTAGTCTAATCAAAGGACATAACAACACATGGGTCGTTAATAACATCCTCGATGTGCCTCGCTTTCGAAAAGTGTTAGAGGACAGAATCGTTCATTATCCACCGCCTGGCCAAAAGGGATATGTGTTCCACGCAGGCCCGTGGAGAACATTCATCGATAAATGGTTCCCAGAGTTTTCAAGATCACTTAGAGAGAAAGGTAAATAATGATTGATGCAATTGTACAGACGTTGCTGACGCCCACCGCACCAATATGGTGTTACCTGCTATTGGTAGCGGCTGGCATCATGATCGGCGCAACTATTTCGAAAGGATGGAGGCAGTGGATTGAATGAAGCAGAACGAACCATTGGTGATTTGCTTAAAGAACACAACAAATTAGCGTTAGACGTCATTCGCGGCAACCACACACCAATTGCAAAGATGTTGCTTGTCGAGAACGAGAAGCTACGTGCACGGTTAGCAAAGCTAAGGGGATGACGTGATAACCAATGAGGAATACGAACGAATTCTAGCCGAAGCTAACCGCCAGATCGCGGCATATCACAAGGTTGCCACTGACTATGGGCCTACCAACACAGACCCTCATCAAACGTATGCGATGGGTCAGGAAGATGGCGCACACGCAATCCTATTCATTATCAAACAAGCCATGAAAAAAGCCGCTGGCGTGCAGGCCAACGACTGATAGAAAGGAAAATATTATATGTCAGTATTATACGACTTAACAGACAAATTGACCAGTTTGCAACGACTGGCAGAAAGTGGCAAGGCTGATCCAAAAGCTATTGCTGACACGATGGAAATGGTTGAGGGAGACTTTGATGATAAGGCGGTTGGCTATGTCAAAGTCTATAAATCAATCGAAGCAGACGTCAAAGAAATCGATGCTGAAATCAGGCGTTTGCAAGAACGAAAGACAAGTGCCAAGAAAAACGCTGCGACAATCAAATCACGATTGGCGCAAGCGATGGTTGAAACTGGTCGTGAACACATTCATACACCACTGTTCAGTATTTACACTCGCAGAACAGTGAGCGTGGAAGCACCAGAAGACCCGAATAAGTTGCCACCAGAGTTCATTAAGACCACGTTGACGGTCAACAAAGCCGACTTGAAGAAAGCATTACAAGCTGGTCGTGAGGTACCAAACGCGCGACTGGTTGAGAATATCGGACTGGGGGTGCGGTAGATGCAGCCAATTAAACATGCATCTTCAATTGATCGAACAAAGAACTGGCGAGTTTTGATTTACGGGAAGCCTGGTGTTGGTAAGACGTCAGCCATTCGCAATCTTGATGGCAAAACACTTGTGCTAGATCTTGATGACAGTTCAAAAGTGCTATCTGGTGCAGCAAACATCGATGTACAACCATTTGACCGAAGCAAGCCAAGCGAGGAATGGAAAGAATTTCTGACTGACCTAAAAGGACGCGTGCAAGGATACGACAATCTGGTGATCGACAACGTCTCAGCGTTCGAAAAAGACTGGTTTGTCGAGATGGGCAAGCACAGTAAAAACGGCATTGGCAACGAGCTTCAGGATTACTCAAGATGGACAAATTACTTTGCCCGTATCATGACCATGATCTTCATGGACGCACCAGTTAACGTGCTAGTAACCGCTTGGGAGAACACACGAGACATTACAAGCGAAACTGGACAATCGTTCAGCCAGTATGCACCAGCAATTCGTGACAGCGTACGTGACGGGCTATTAGGCTTGACAGACGTTGTGGGACGCGTGGTAGTTAATCCCAAGACTGATGGCCGTGGCGTCATTCTCGAGGGAACCGATGCAATCTTTGCTAAAAACAGATTAGACAATCGAAAGTTAGTGCCAATTAAAGAGCTATTCAAATTTGGAAATCAGGAAAAGTCAATTAAACAGGAGGACTAAAACATGGCTATCACAATGGACTACTCACAAGCAGCAGAAGGAAATGGCGACATTCAAGATGGTGTATATGAATGCGTTATTAACCGCTTTGGATTTGATAACTACAAAGATCGCGAGTTTATCAAGTTCGACCTAATCGTACGCAATGACGTTCCACAGAAATATCAGAACAAGCATATCTTCGACAACCAATATCCAAAGAAAGACACCGGAGAGTATGCAATGGGATACCTATTCATGATTGGCAAAAATGCTGGCATTCCAGACCATAAGAAGTGGGCTGATCTTGCGGCGATGCTTGCAGATTTCACGGGTCATGCCGTTAAAGTTACCGTCAAAAATGAAGAATACAACGGCAAAACCTATCCGCATATCAAGAAGTGGGAGCCAACAGCTTTCCCACAGATTCAGCATCGTTGGAAAGATAGCAAAGCTGCATCTGCTTCAAATTCTAATCCGTCTTTCGGCACACCGGAACAAGCAGGACAAACCAATACAGCCGATCTATTTGCCAACAACGGTCAACCAATAGACGTAAGTGACGATCTTCCATTCTGACTTAAAAGAGGTAATTAAAAATGGAAAATTGGAAAGACATTCCTTCATATGAGCATCTTTATCAAGTTTCTGATCGTGGACAGATTCGAACCGTCCCTGGTAAAACAACTGTGACAGTTCGAAATGGCACCACTTACGAACGCAAATGGCAAGGCAGAACGCTTAAACAGAAAACGGATAAAGGTGGATATAAGCGCGTAACATTATGGAAATCTCGTGCTTGTAAGCAGTTTTAGTTCATCGGCTTGTCTGCTTGGCTTTTCATCC